ACGGACACGGTGACTGGCTTGACGAACGTTGGCTCCTTCGCGGAGTTCAACGGTACGTGGGTCGTGCCGGACGACTTTCCGGAAGCTCTGCGTGCAGACTTCCCAGCGTTCGTTAAGAACGCAATCGCGACAGCCCTGCTGCTCGCGTGTGCTAAAGACGGCCTACCGGCCACTTAAGCAGGAAACAGGTGAACCCATGCTCGATAACCAAGTTATTCGAGTTCTCGCGAAAGCATATCGCGGGATCGGCACCGCCAGGGCAAAACGCTGTGAAGCGTTACTCTTGGCTGGTGAGTACAGGCTCCTGCAACAGGAGTGTGTGAGTCCTCGTAACTACCGGTTCTTTCGCACGTATCACAAGGATACGATAGCGGTTGAACTCGCCCGAAAGCTTCGGCTTGAAGGCGATAATCAATCAAGTACGAGGTAGCCGTCGATACATTCTTTGCCTGCGAGGCTGAGAATTATCGTACCAACGGGCGCCTTCGCCGCTTTATAAACGGCGGGCCTTTCACGGGCCCTGATGATTTGAAGATACTTGAGTTAATTCTCGAGTGGAAGCGGATCGTCAAACGCGTCCTGGGGGGGATACCCCGGCAACTCACCCCAATGTTTACCAGTGGGGCTACGTTATCCGACAAAGGTATTAGAACAACAATACCTGACAAGTTGTCATCGCAGCGAACGCTGTATAGGCACAGCTATGACGTTTACCTTCATTCAGTCCAGTATACCTATCTGGATAGGCCCGTTCTTCCCACATTCGTTGATTCGAATGTGTTCTTCACTGTCCCAAAGGATAGTGAGAAAGATCGTGGTTGCTGTATGGAGGCTTCCGGAAATATCATACTACAGAGACCAGTAGGTCTCTCGATACTCCGGCGTTATGAAAAAGCCTATAAGGTCGATCAGTCTACCGCCCAACAGTTACACCAAAAGCTTGCCCGCGAGGGCAGCCTGACTGGCAAGTGGGCGACTATAGATCTTAGCAATGCTTCTGACACCATGGCGAGAGGGCTTGTCAAGCTCATCTTGCCGTCAGAATGGTATGCATTGCTGAACTCCCTG